GTCCGGAATCCGTGACCGGCGTGCATGATGCGGCTGGCCGCGCGGCAGATCAGGCGTCCCGCACCGCCGCCGCGCCGGCGAATACGGCGGCAGCCGGTGCCTAGCGGGGAAGGCCTGCCAGTAGGCATGCACATCACGGGCACCGCAGTGGTGCGGCGTGCGTCGTCATCGTGTTGCGGCACCGGGATGGACGGCGCGCCGGATGCGTGGACGTGCCGGGAGTGCGGCCAGCCGTGCGAGCGGGTGCTGGGTGAACCGGAAGAGGAGATAGGGATCCATGGCTGACGGGCTTTCCGCCGCGAACCTGGCGAACAAGTGGCTTAACATGCTCGGCGGTAACGCGTTCGCCGCACCGTCAGCGACCTATGCGCAGCTGCACACCGGTGGCCCGGGCAGCGCGGGCGCGTCGAACGCGTCATCGGTGACCACGCGGCAGGCGGTCACCTGGGGGAGCGCTTCGGCCGGCAGCATCAGCGAGTCGAACACGCCGACGTGGTCGGCGTGGGCGGGGACGAACGGCGAGGTCGTCACCGACATAAGCGTGTGGGACGCGAGCTCGGCGGGAGACTTCCTGTTCTCCGCGCAACTGTCATCGTCAGTGACGATGGACACTGGTGACACGCTGCAGCTGACCACGCTTACGGTGTCGTTCACGCCTATCGCCGCCTGACCTGCGGCGGCGGCTGAACTGTGGCCATCTCCTACCGCACGGGGTCTACGGCGACCACCGGCGGCAGCACTGCGACGTCGCTGAACCTGACGCTCCCCGCGACCCTCGCCGCAGGCGACAAGGTCATCATCACCGCGTCCGCAGTGGTTCTGTCCGCTAACCAGCCGAGCCTGACGGCCACCTCAACGGCCACCGCACCGACGGCGCTCACGGTGCCCGGCGCGACAGGCGGCACCGAGTCGGGCGCGGGTGAGAACACCGGCACCTGGACGCTGACCGCAGGATCTTCTGACGCGGGCGCGACGGTGACGATCACGCCGAAGGTAGGCGGCTCGGCTGTCTCGGCGTTCATCTCCGCGGCGTGCGCGGCGTACCCGGGCGCGAACCTGCCGGTTGACGTGGCGGATGCCGCGTTCGGCGGCGCGAACACGGCGTCGGTGACGTGCCCGTCGAAGACGACGACGGTCACCGGCGACTGGGCGGTCTACATCCTCGGGGGTGCCGCTGAGGGCGCGTCGGCGATCACGATGCCCGCCGGGTCGACGACGAGGCAGAACGAGACGCCTTCAAGCCGCGTCGTCTCGGTGATCTGCGACAGCAACGGGTCGGCCGGCAGCGCGGGCGCGAGCATCGGCGGCGGGACGTTCATCACGGACTCGGCATCCAGCTCGATCATGACGGCGTTCACGATCGGGCTGCCCCCGGTGTCCGCGGCGGGCCCGTCGATCGCCACCAGCGCGCTGACCGGCGGTGTGCAGAACGTCGCCTACAAGCGGTGGCTGATCGCCACCGCGGGCACCGCGCCGTACACCTGGAGCATCACGTCGGGGACCCTCCCGGCAGGGCTGACGCTGAACAGCAATGGCACGATCTCGGGGACGCCGACAGGCACCGGCACATCTAGCTTCACGGTGCAGGTGTCGGACGCGGCATCGCTGACCGCTCAGTCGAGCCTGTCGATCACGGTCATCTCGGCGCCGCTGTCGCCGGCGCTGGGCAGCACGGACGCCAACGGCGTGCAGACATGGAACTTCACCAGCTCCGCATATGCCGGCGGCTCGACTATCCGCGTACTGGCGCCCTCGTCACCGTCCGGCTCGTGGCCGCACGGGTTCCTGTTCACCCTTCCCGTATCGGCCGGGGCCGACAGCACAACGTTCGGGAACGGCCTGGACACCGTGCGGCTGGCCGGCCTGCACAACACGTACAACCTGACTGTCGTTGAGGTCGACTCCAACGCCGAGTGGTTCGCCGACAACAACAACGGTGCCGACCTTCTCGAGACGTTCATGCTGCAGCTGGCGGCATGGGCAGCGGCGCAGTTCGGGACGGGCGCCGAGAAGAATTACCTGGCCGGCCTGTCGCGGTCGGGTATCGGCGGCCAGGCGATGTTCTTCCACTGGCCGAACATCTGGCAGGCGGTGGCGTCGTGGGACTATCCCGCGGCGATGACTGCCTACGACGGCACCGACCCGCACGGCACGGTGGGCGGCAGCCCTGCAGCGTCGTACGGCTACGCGGACAACTTCACCGCGAACTACCAGCTGTCGGCCGCGAACCTGGCGAAGTGGTCGGCGGGGCAGAACTTCGGGACCGTCAAGCGCGTCTGGATCGGCGGCTATTTCACGTTCCAGCTCGACGTCGCTGACGGCGACGCGGCGCTGACGGCTGCGGGAATCCTGCACGACTACGCTGCGGTCGCGGTGAACGAGCACAACTGGTCGCCCACCCCGGCGTGGATCGGGACGGCGCTCGCGTCGATCCTGGAGCCGAAACCCGCGTCGGCCAGCCGGGCGGTCACGGCCGGGATCACGGCGGCTGCGCGGGCGTCGCTGACTGCGGGCACGACGCGGCCGGTTACCGCGGGACGTGCCGCGCACGCCGTCCCGGTGCGGCCCCGCGGTGCGGCCAGCACGTTCGCTGCCACCATGTCGGCGTCAGCCACGGCTGTCCGCCACCGGTCAGCCAGCCGGGCCACAGCCGCGGCGGTCACCGCCGCAGGCGGCCACTCTGCTGCCACCCACTCTGGCGGCACGCGGCCTGCCGTTGCTGTCGCCATATCGGCGGTCGCCACGGCAATCCGCCGGCGGATCAGCGGCCGGGCGGTCGGCGCCGGTATCGCCGCGTCGGCCGGGGTCGCCAGGCACCGGTCAGCCAGTCTCGCTGTCACCGCCGCGCCCACTGCAGCCGGCGCGGTCCCGGGCGGTCCCCGCAGCGCGGCGCGACCGATCACGGCCACGGTGACGGCGGAGACAGCGCACGCCACGAGCCGGGCGGCGGCAGCTCCCCTCACGGCCACGATCAGGGCGTCAGTTATCAGGACGGCCGCCGCTGCGACCGCCGGCCCGGGATCGGCGCGGGCCGGGCAAATGACCGTCCCGCGGGCTGTGGCGGGCCAGTGGAACTGACGGGAGGACAGCCGTGATCGACCTGGGCTCGGACTACCCGGCTGCCATCGACGTGTCCGGCGACGCGGGCACACCGGCCAACGCGGCCATGGTGACGCTCACGATCACCCTCCCCGACGGCTCTGTGGTCACGCCCGCTGTCCAGAACCCGCCCGCTGTCACAGGGCAGTACCGGTACGCCTACCAGACCGTGCAGCCGGGACGGCACATCGTCAAATGGGAGACGGTCAGCCCGGTAACGACCTACCGGGACGTGTTCGATGTCGGCACTGACACGCTGGTCAGCATCGTGTCCCTCGCCGACGCGAAAGACTTCCTCGGCATCGACCAGGCCGACACCAGGGCGGACGATGAGCTGCGCGCGTGGCTCGCCGGGACCACCGAAGTCGTCGAGCGGGTCAAGAACGAGGTGATCGCCATGCGGACGATCACCGCGACGGAACACAACGAGCAGCCCCGCTCGGTGCGGCTATGGAAAGTCCCCGTCATCTCCCTGACCTCCCTCTCCGCAGCCGATGATGACCGGACGTGGGACGTGACCAGCGACGTCCGCACCGACCCCGAAACCGGGCTGGTCCGCAGGATCCACGGCCCGTATATGCGCGGCTGGATCACCTCCGTCTACACCGCCGGCTACCAGGTCGTCCCCTACCACCTCATGCAGGGCTCCCTCGTCCTGCTGCAGCACGTGTGGGAAACCCAGCGGGGACCCGGCACCATCGGCGGCGGCGTCATCGGCCCCGAGGAAGCGGGAGACATGAAGCAGATGTACATGCTGCCCCGCAAGGTGCGGGAATGGATCGGCGAGCCCCGGCCATCGGTTGCCTAGGACGGAACCCCCGCTATGACCTATGCATCCACCGTCCCGGGCGCGATCACCGGGCTCGTTTCGGCGCTGAAGGCCTCACCCGCGCTCGAGGGCGTCGAAGTCTACGACGGGCCTGTGGTGAGCGAGTCGAAGGCGCTCGCGGCGATCCTGGTCGGGTTCACCGGGGAGACGATGAGCCGCACCGGAGCCTACCCTGTCGCTGAGCAGCCGGAAGTTGAAGTCACCGCCACCCTGGAGGGGCTGGCGGTTACCCCGTCCCGCGAGTCGTACCCGATCCGGAACCTGCTCGCCGTCCTCAACGGCGCCAAGAACATCACCGCTGCGAGGACCCGCGCCTACAGCCTGCTCGGCGGCATCGGCGACGCGATCAAGACAGACAGGAAACTCGGCGGGGCGGTCGCGCTGGCCAGGCTCGGCGACCACACGCTGAAACAGGAGCAGACCGCTAAGGGCGCGCTGATCACCGTCATCTTTGAGGTTCAGTGCGAGGGATGGACCGCGCGCTAGGAGCGGGTCCGCCCGGCGACTTCGCGCATGTCCGCGGCCAGGCGCGCGAGAAGTTCCTCCCGCTGCCGGCGCTCATCGCGTGACTTAACCCAGCCGCGCCGGAAGGCCCGGAAAGCGCCGGCGGCCACCGCAGCCCCGACCCTGACGGTGCCCGTCGTGTACAGACCGCTCACGTTACGCCCCTTTCCCGCGCGAAAAGCATCCCCTGGAAGGAACGCCGATGGCAACACTCGCGACACAGGTCATCCCGCACGCCGGATCCGCGCCGGCCTACAGCAATGCCAGCGCCGGCGGCGACAAGGGGGCCACCGGTTCCGGGGTGCTGCTGCACGTCAAGAACGGTGACGCGTCCTCCCACACGCTGACGTTCGCGATCCCGGAGACCGTCGACGGCCAGTCCGTGACCAGCCGCACCGTCACCGTCGCCGCGGGCGCGGCGAAGTTCATCCCGCTGATCGACCTGTACAAGAGCCCGTCCGACGGCCTGGCCGCCTGGACCTACGACGCCGTTACGTCCGTGACCGTCGCCGTCATCCGGGTCTCCTGACCCCAAGCAGCCGCAGCGCAGAGGGAGCGTCACCATGGCAGCCACGCCCTTGTCCGCCACGACCCGGTACTTCCCGGTCGGGGTCCGCCAGTACTACTTCGTCACATCGATCGCGAGCAAGACCGCGCCGACCCGCGCCGAGCTCAACGCGGGCACCGACCTCACCGGGGAGATCGTGTCCGTCACCGGGTTCACCACTTCCTCCAACCCGGTCGACGCGCCGGACCTCAAGAGCCGGTTCACGGGCCAGGTCACCGGCATGATCACCGCGGACGCGTCCTCGATGAACATCTACCTCGACGAGGAGTCGGTGGATGTCCGGTCGGTGCTGCCCCGCGACACGGTGGGCTTCGTTGTCCAGTTTCCCGAAGGCGACGACGAGGGCGTCTCGGGCACGAAGACGATGGACGTGTTCCCGGTCAAGGTGTCGTCAGCATCCAAGGACACGACGACCACCGACCCGGGCCAGATCGTAATCTCGTTCGTAATTACGAGCGAGCCGGCAGAGAATATCCTGGTTCCGGCCTGATGGCCGTGCGGCGCAGCTATGTCCGGACCCGCGACGGGG